TAGAGTTTTAAAAAAATTTAAACAATACAATGAAGATGACTTTAATAACTTTAGAACAATACACTCATTTTGTAAGAAAGAATTATCTTCATTACCTGTGCTAGATCCAAGAGTAGATATGTTGAAATTTCATACTGATTGGGGAACTATAAGTGCAAATTTTTCTGAAGAAGATGCTAATCACAAAGTATTTAATAACTGGTCTTTAAGAGTTTATGATAAAGCTAGAAATATGTTAGTAGATCCAATTGCATTATACAAAGCAGAACCATTAAAAAAAGTTAGGCTACAACAATTTACGGACATAATAAGAAACTATATTAAATTTAAAAAAGATAATAAAATGGATTTTACTGATATGGTAGAAAAATATGTAGAAGAAGTAGATCCACCATCTTATAAAGTGTTTATAGTAGATGAAGCTCAAGATTTAACACCTTTACAGTGGCAGTTTGTAGATAAAGTTGCAGCTCAAGCTAACAGAGTTTATTTAGCAGGGGATGATGACCAGGCGATCTATGAATGGAACGGAGCTAGAGTCAGAAGTTTTTTAGATTTTCCAGGCAAAGTGTTTATATTAAATAAATCATATAGATTAAATGAGACAATACTTAATTTTTCTAAAGAAATATTAAAATTTATACCTGAGAGACAACAAAAAGAATTTACCTCAACTAATAGTTCTATGGGTTCAATAAAAACTTATAGTAGATTTAATGAAGTACCTTTTGATACACTAGAAGGAACTTGGTTTGTATTAGGCAGAGTTGGTGATAATGTCGATGAGCTTAAAGAATATGCTAGGCAAAAAGGCTTATACTTCCAAGATATGCGGGGAAATAAATCGTTCAATATAAACAAATGGAATGCTATAAATCATTGGTTAACTTTACAAAAAGGTGAGAGCATAACTAAAGAACAGGTAGGTGTTTTGTATGATTTTATTGATCAAATCAAAAAAGGATGGAGAAAAATTGACAATAAAGCTTGGTCAGATATTCATCCTAATCAACCATTAGATCTAGAATTCTTAAAAAAGAATTGTGGTTTAGAGACTACCGAGAGTGATTGGTGGAAAGTCTTAAACAGAAAATTTACTGTGCGAGACTTGGATTATTTTGAAAGTATGTTAAAAAGAAATATTCAATTTAATGAAAAAGCAAAAATAATAATCGACACAATCCACTCAGTTAAAGGTGGGGAGGCAGACAACGTACTAATATATGAAAAAGCTAATTGGCCATCTAATTTTTCAACCAAGAACCTCAAAGACAAGATGGCTGAAGCGAGGGTGTGGTATACTGGTATTACACGGTCTAAGACATCCCTACATATACTCTCTACTAACCATACATATTTTTTTCCTTTGGGGCGTCTTGCATCTAATTTCAACCGGAGAACTATAAATGAGTAGCAAAGATATGTTTGACGAAGCTTTTCCAGACGGAAAGCAAGTCGGAGGATCCCATTATAAAAAATTTATTATTCAACCATGGACTTTTATTAGAAAAAATGGCTTGAATCCTTTTCAAGCAAATGTAATAAAGTATGTCTGTAGATACTTAACTAAGGGTAAAACAATCGAAGATCTCAATAAGATAAAACATTATTGTGATTTAGAAATACAACACTTAAAAGAAGATAATAAAAATGGCTTATCTAAACGCTAATATACCAGTAATAGAATGTTGGGTTAGAGGTAATTACCTAAGAGATCAAAAAGATTCACACGATAAATATTTTGAAGTAGGAGTATTTGGTTTTAGTTCTATACCAAACAGAGTACCTTTGTTTCATTTTTTAATGGAAGATGGTGGATTATGGTGGCGAGCACCTATTACTGCATTTTGTACTAAACCAGGTGTAAAAGAATTACCATTAGATGAAGTAGTTATGTGGGATAGTTTTAGTTACAATGTAAGTGTTACAACTTTTTATGAATTAGCTGGTGCTACTATGCAGTATACATCAAGAAGAAAAGTATTAAGAAAAGGTAAATATCTTTTTACTATAGATTGGTGTGCAGGAGACTTTAATGAATTAAATTTTGGTTATGCTGAAAAACCAGATCAACATAAATGTGGACACGTTCTTGAATTAGAGGATGGTAACTTTGCTATACAGCCAAACAACAGATTAAAAATGTTTGATGCATCTATGGGTGTAGATCCATCTAAAAATTTAATTAATAGATTAGTAACAAGTAAAATATATTCTGTTGAGAATTCTTCTAAATGGATTACTGATGAACATGAAGAAGGTAGTTATGATTATAAACTTAAAAATTTAGATGAAGAAAAGAATTAAATGCGAACACGGTAAGTGTAGAAAAACAGCAATTTGTGTAGAGAATAAAAAGTTTTATTGTGCAGACTGTTATTTGTTTGCAAAAGGAATTAATTTACGTAAAGTAAGATCTATACATGATACAAATAATAGTAAGAGAATACATTAATGACAACTGAGTTAGTGTTTAATCAAACAGAATCTGATTGGAAAAGACCAGAAAGTTACCCAGACTTATCTGATAGATCTATTATAGCAGTAGACTTAGAAACTAGAGATCCTAACATTAAAACTAAAGGACCAGGATGGGCTACTAAAGATGGTGAAGTAGTAGGAATAGCTGTAGCTGCAGATGGTTTCAAAGGTTACTTTCCTATAGGTCATGAAGCTGGTGGTAACATGGATAAGGCTATGACTTTAAAATGGTATAAAAAATTAATGGAAAATGGTGTAGATAAAGTTTGTCACAATGCTTCATATGATATTGGTTGGACTAGATCTTTAGGTATAAAACCTGTAGGTAAAATTTACGATACGATGATAGCTGGTGCGTTAATTAATGAAGATAGATTTAGTTATTCTTTAAATGCATTATCATTTGATTATTTAGGAGAAGTAAAATCAGAAGCACAACTAAGAGAGAAAGCAGAAGAGTGGGGTCTTGATGCTAAAGCAGATATGTGGAGATTACCTGCAGGTTACGTAGGTCCTTATGCAGAACAAGATGCTGAACTTACATTAAAACTTTGGAACAGATTTAAAATAGAAATACAACAACAAAATTTATCTAATATATTTAGTTTGGAAACTGAATTACAACCTATCTTAATTGAAATGAGAGAACATGGAATTAAAGTAGATGTCAGTAAAGCAGATTCATTGAAGAAAAATTTTATACAAGAAGAAAACAAAAGATTAAAACAAATAAAAGACATAAGTGGCCATGATGTAGAGATATGGGCAGCAGTAAGTGTGGCTAAAGCATTTGATGCATTAAAGATTCCATACGAAAGAACTGCAAAGACTAAAGCTCCAAGCTTTACAACCAATTGGTTACATAACTGTCCTCACCCATTAGCTAAATTAATAAGAGAGACTAGAGAGATGAATAAGTTTCATTCTACATTTATTGATTCAATATTAAGATACGAACATAAAGGTAGGATTCATGCAGAAATTAATCAGTTAAAATCAGACTCTGGAGGTACTGCTACAGGTAGATTATCCATGAGTAACCCTAATTTACAACAGATTCCTGCTAGAAATAAGGAATTTGGTAAGCATATTAGAGCCCTTTTCTTGCCTGATGAAGGTAAAAAGTGGGGTAGCTTTGATTATAGCCAACAAGAGCCCAGACTGGTGGTACACTATGCATCTAGCGTTGATCAGGGTTTTGAGGGCTCCTATGAGCTTTTAAAGGCCTATGAAAACGATAATGCAGACTTTCACCAGGTTGTAGCAGAAATGGCTGATATACCTAGATCTCAGGCAAAAACTATCAATTTAGGTATGTTTTATGGTATGGGAAAAGCTAAATTATCTGCAGAATTAGGTATAGATATAGAACAGGCTAAAGCTATCTTGAATGCCTATAACGAAAGGGTTCCTTTTGTTAAGATGTTATCTAATAGATGTATGACTACAGCTGATAAAAAAGGTTGTGTTGTTACTATTAAAGGAAGACATTGTAGATTTGACAGATGGGAACCTAAGACTTTTGGTATCCATAAATCTATGACTAGACAGGAAGCTGAAAGTAAATATGAAAGAGGTTCTATAAAAAGAGCTATGACTTATAAGGCATTGAATAGATTGATACAGGGTTCAGCAGCAGATCAGACTAAACAAGCGATGATTAACTGTTATAACACCGGCCACCGGCCACTACTACAAATACATGATGAGCTTTGTTTTAATATTAGTAAAGAAACTGACATAGAAGAAATTAAACAACAGATGGAACATTGTTTAGATGATGTGCCATTAAAAGTACCTAGTAAAGTTGATCTTGCAATGGGTATAAACTGGGGTGAAGCAACGTAATGCCATCTAAGTTAGATGAATTAGCATTAGGTAAATGTCCTCATTGCGAAACAGTTACAACTTTTATACCTACAAAAAAATTAAACATTTATATTTGTGATTATTGTGAAAGCAAAGTTAGACAACATGTAAATGGAAAAGTGCATTGGTATAAATTTAGTGAAGTACCATTAGGTAAATTTGAATAATTATAATTTAGAGCGCAGTATCCTTGGGTATATTGTTAAGTTTTTTAAAGATTACTTAACTTGCAATATCTAAAAGACCATTTTGTGCGTCTTTAACACTTTGATCATTGATCTTAACTTTAAGT